TGACAAAGTATGTCATATATTGTTAGCCCTTTTTATTTGTTTGTTTTTGCTCTTTAAGCAATTGTGCTACAAGATCGTCTTTCTTTTTGCGTCTGTCTAACTCAACACCATATTCACTACGGCTAATCTCTTCAAGTTGTTGCTTGGTTAGTTTACCAAGTGACGCCTTGGTGTGCTTCTTTACTTTGGGAGTATTTTTGCCTGTTGGCTTTACTGTAAGTGTACTGGTAGCTGTGATGTTTTTACTATCAACTGCATTTGCAATTGCTTCTGGTACTGTTGCCGTTTCATCTTGGCTCAAGCCAAGGAATTGTTTTAATCTGTTTAACATTTTAGTTCCTTAAAAAATACCAAGTGCTAGTTTGCCTTCTTCACTAATTACATCTGGTCCCCATTGTGGATCAAAGGTAATTTTGACATCAACGCCTGTTGCTTCTGTACTTATCACGGCGTTGCTTACATCCTCTATAATATAGTCGGCTGCAGGGCAAAATGCACTGGTTAATGTCATTGTTATAATGACGTTAGTTGGGTCATCAGTATTTATATCGTATATTAGACCCAAGTCATATACGTTTAGACTTATTTCAGGATCATACACTTCTTTAAGTGCATCAACTATTTTTTCCTGTAAAGTATTATCCATGTGTTAACCTAAAAATTATTGCATCTTCTTGACTACTAAAGTAAACACTTATCATATCAAAGTTTCTATCAAATCGGAACCCCCAACGTGTGCCAGGGGGTCCATACATTTCATTCATATAATTAATGAAATCTTTTCTGATTTTCTTTCCACCTGTGTAACAATCATCGCCATCTCTTTTAACAACATAGTTATACTTAAAGTGACCGGAATTTATATCCCACTCGCTGTTGATTTTCCATGTGTTTTCAGTTGCTATCATTATTAATCTATTTGGTCATCCAACCATCTTCAGCATGACTAACTTTTTGCCAGGTGTATGGCGTATAGATAGCACTATTGGATCCATGCTCTGCACATTCTGCACTTTCACACCAACAACGTCCGTCTGTCATTTCACGCACCAAATTATCTGCAAATCGCCATGCATGTTCTGCAAACTTCTCTGCACCTACACCATCTAGTTGTGTAATTTGTGCAAGACCTTTTGTTTCTAGCACAAGTAGATCATCTTTCATTGGATCATTAATGTCAATCACTGTCTGATGATCAAAGGTATCTTCTAACCATTTCTTTAGTGGCTTTAGTCCACCAAAGTCCACAGCCCAATTACGATGATCCAGATCATTTGTACCAAATACAAATTTAAACTGTAAACTATACCCATGTAAGAATCTACAATGTGAATGATCTGCATGTGGTTGACGGAACACCGCTGATAGTCCGATGTTATGTCCGTATGTTTTTGTACTAAAGTGAGGCATATATTTTCTCCTGTATTATAAGGACGGAGTATTTAAAGTGGGACGATCCTATAGGACCACTGTATATATTTATAGCAGGTAAATTAACGTTTGTCAATAACTTTATCAGCAAGTCCATACGCAAGTGCTTCTTGCGCACTCATAAACTTGTCACGATCCATATCACGTTCAAAATCTTCATATGTTTTACCAGTTGTGTTATGTTTTACATATAAGTCAGTTAGCATTTTCTTCATCTTCATAATTTCATGATAACTAATTTCAATATCACTTGCCATACCTCTGGCACCGCCACTTGGTTGATGGATCATTGTACGACTGTGTGGTAATAGAAAACGTTTGCCAGGTGCTCCTGCTTGTGCAAGGAAACTACCCATACTGCATGCTTGACCCATTACAACTGTGCTTACGTCTGGATTAATAAACTGCATAGTATCATATACACTCATGCCGTCAGTAATAACGCCGCCAGGACTATTGATATATAGTGTAATATCTGCGTCTGGATCTTCACTTTCTAAAAATAACATCTGTGCAACAATTAAATTACACATGCTTTCCTCCACTACACCATTAAGCATAATGATACGATCTTTAAGCAATCGACTGTAGATGTCATAACTACGTTCGCCTGCACTTGTTTTTTCTACTACAATTGGTACTAGCGCCATTACAGTTCCTCCAAAATACCTAAAACTTCTGCAACAAGTAACCCTGCCGCTAACCATCCCCAACTACCTGTAGCCAAAGCCGCTACACATCCTACGATGCGTGTGGCACTTTTTACAAGACTAATATAGAAATGTTTTTTACTTACATCAACTGGTTCGCTCACTTTTTGACCTCCATCATAGGGTCTGTGGATTGTGAATCGTGCCAGTCAGTTTGATCTTTATTAAATCTACGTGATGTTGTTTCTTTACGTAGCATACCATCTTTGATTCGATATGTAATTAGTTCTTGTTTAATTACACCTTCTGGGTCAGTTTCAAATGCACTGACAAATGGTCCATCATATTTTGTATTCATTTTTTATCTCCTTGAGGTACTGGCGGTACTGGCGGTGGCGGTGGTACTTTTTTCTTACGCTTACCCCAAGCGCCGCCAGTGTATTCTATATTTTCTGTTCTAGCATGGGGCTCACAGACTGTAACTTCTCCACCTTTGGCGAAATATTCGGCAATTGCCGCTTTGTCATAATCTGCTAATCCTTTTGTATTCTGTTCCATCGATATCTTTCCTTACTTAATTTTTACACCCAATTGTTTTAAACTATGCTGTACGCATTTAGCCTGTGCTTTACAATCCTCAAGAGCATCGTGTGCTGCAAACTTCATTGTTTTACGTGGGTCTGTTGGCATAATGCTAAACAGTGTTCTACTGTCACGCACTTTCCAAAATGCCCAGGGATATGGTTTGTTGTACTGACGATATAAATTTTCCATCATACACATATCAAATGTCGGTCCTTGTGCCCAAAACGCATCTGCGCCCACACACCAACGTTTTAAATGATCCAACATGTCATCAACTGGCGTTCGTTGTTCTAATCCAAATGCACTTTCAATAACTGCACGTGGTTGTGTTGCCCACCATGACATTGTATCTTCATTGGTAGTACGCCCACGCTGTTGTTGTTCATCAATATCAAGTTTGTAAATAAACTCGTCAAAGATTCTATCTCCATTGGGGTCAAACTTAACTCCACCAATACTGAGTATTACAGCATCAGGAGTTGTGCCCAATGTTTCTAAATCTATCATCACATGTGTGGTCATTAATATTTTGCCTTTTCTGGGATTACGTGTCTTACACCGCCTGCTGGATCTGTCATATCACCTCGCTTGCGTGGAATTAAATGCACATGTGGATACATAACAGTTTGCCCTGCACTTATGCCAGCATTTACGCCTACATTAAATCCATCACACTGCTTGTTGCTTACCATGTTATTACCGAACTCATATGCTTGCGCCAGTGCCACTGTTATGTAATCAGTTGAATCATTTTTAGGCACAAACAACAAGTGACCTTCAGTCACAGGATACTTGTCTTTAAATACTACAACTGCATCTGTGTCATATAATACATCTGTCCAAGGTGCTATTTTTGCAAACAATGCTTCTTCAAGTTTCATTCTTTCTCCAGTTTTCATATTGTATCCATAGTATACAATATATTGCTAAAGAAAGCAAGTTTAAAGTTAGTAAACCATACCAAAAATTAAAGGCAAAGAAAATACAAACTGGATAATCCCACCACTTCATTATCGTCTCATGCTCGCAATATCTTTAGCGTCTTCCTTTTTATCAGCAAAGACAGGAACCATATTACTTTTGTGCATAGTAGCGATACCCAATAACTGACGTTCTCCACTGTACACCATTTGTTCTTTGGCAGTGCCATTACCACAAACTTTATCACTAGTGGGTAAAGTAGGTCGGTCTTTGCCATAGTCAGGGATGTTACGAAGCTCAATATCAGTTCGTTTTTTAGCCGCCAACTGATCAGGGTGTACACCTTGTTTGCGCAACCACTTGTCGTGTTCAGCTTGAGCCGCCAACTGTCGTTTGTTTTTGGTTGTCTTTTGTTTGCGATTGTATTTGGTTGTGGTCATATAGGGACCAACTAAATGCATAGTCATGTTAGTCCTCCCACAATCCATATAATAAATGCGGCCGCTACAATCCACGGTGCCAGTTGCCATCCTATACGAATAGCACCTATCAGCACTGCAAACACGATTCCTATCATTAGTCCCACTACAGCTAGTAGTGAGATAACGTCCCACATATTATACAAATGATCCATTAGTTTGCAAATACACTGGTTACTTTTAACCTAAGCGTAAGTGTGTCCCCAGGCTGTACATAACGATGACTGTGTGTTGTATGGCGTTGACCAGCAAGTTCATATGTTACAGTATATCCAGCAGTTTCTTGAATCTGCTGATTATGATACGTTGTTGTGCATCGCTGTTCCTGACGGTAGCCGACAATCTGCTTGCTGTTTTGTGATTTATTTGCACCAACAACACCACCAAGGATAGCACCAGCTGCGGCACCTTTGTCGTTACCACCCAATACTTTACCCAGTACCCCGCCGATAATCATACCACCCAAGGCACCTTCTCCAGCATTACCGCCAGAGTGTCCATAAATTGGTACTTCAACATTACGACATTTCTGTGTTGGTTGTTGAACAGTCTTAGTGATGTAATTTGGCTGGCTGTCAAGCACTGGTACCTTTACACGAATGTTATCTGCATATGCAGTTGAAGTACACATTACAGTGGCCATTGCACCGGCAATTAAAAACTTCTTCATAGCTATTTCTCCTAATGTTTATTAACTATACTTGTATTATACGGCAAGACGCCTTGGTTGTCAAGCCTTTTTTTGTGCTTGTGTTATCATATCCCATGCCATACTGAGATCAGTAGTGCAAGTGACTGTGTTGTCCATTAATGTAAGTTGTACTAATTCCAACAGTACATCAACTTCCATTTCATCGTCTGGGTGTAATGTATCCATCCAGTCCCATAACTCTTCTGATGTTTTGTATTGCCACATCTTATCCAATATATTTTTTTGACGTTTGGTTATACCGTGTATTGAAATGTTACTCATAACTGATCCAAATCTTCTGTAAACTGATTGTTAGGGGTTGTAGTATTCCAATACTGCAATACTTTTTTGTTTTCTTTTAGTTGTGCTTGTAGATCATCCACTTGCTCTTTGGTAAGTGTCATAATGTTTAGTCTAAGTAAACGATCAGTATCAGTATCCAATGCACTTGTTTCAGCAAGTATTTGTTTGGCTACATCAACCTTCTTTTTACCTTTGAACTTAATTTTGTCGTCAAGCACTGCATTAATAAACTCTACTTTGACTTTAAGCCAGCGATCTAATTCAGTAAACTCTGCTACCCGTGCATTGATTCTGTCTTGTAGTATTGCTAATCTAAACTTACAAAAGTCTACAATTAGTTCACGCTCATCTGTATACTCACGTAACTTACTGTTGTGATCAATAACTGTTAAGTTCTCACTGTGATTTTTAGTGAGCTTAAACTGTTTCATAATCTTATCGTGTTTCCACTTTGCACTTGTATTCTGTTTAAGTTTGATATCAAACTGGAAGCCTTGCATGCTACATTGGTCATCATAACTGTAGATCTCATTCTCATCTTCCAGTTTGTCCAGGATCTTGATATAACTTTCACGGTCAAAGCCATAAGGTATTTCAGTAATAACCATACGTGTTGAGCTTGGCTTGTGATAAACACCATCACACACATAACGATCAATACTGGCATCATATGTGGTTGTTCCTGCAAAGTCTGGAAAACTTACATCCAGTCTTTTGGCAATCCTACCTTTGGTCAAATACTCACGACATGCATCAATAATACTTTCCAAACTACGTGGAAGAATGTTTGTAGCAAAGCCAGTTGCGATACCTTTGGTACCATTGGCCAACACTAACGGCACAACTGGTATATAAAACTGTGGAGGCGTATGCTCTGGATCTTCATGTTCTGGTGCTAAATCGATATCTTTGATGTACTTGTGGAAGTTAGCATGCACTCTAGTATATACATAACGTGCCGCTCCTGCTTCCTGTACCTGACGTGTACCAAAACTACCACGACCCTCAACCAAACAAATGTTATTGTTCCAGGTTGCCGCCATAAGTTGTCCAGCACCTGCCGCTGATGTTTCACCATGTTGATAACCATAATCACTCACAACACCACTAACTGCTGATACTTTTTTGTAATCACGTGGCGAGTTTTCCAGTGAGCTGTAAAGATAAAATCGCTGTACTGGCTTTAGCCCGTCATACATATTTGGGATTGCACGATTGCTAATTGTGTACATTGCATAGTCGTACATTTCATTAGCGGCGACTTCACTTAGATTATAATTACTGCTTTGCATTAAGCGGCCTCCTTGACCTTTTGTGGAACTTGTCCACTTAACCATTCTTTACGTGGGCTACTGTCACTACCCATCATTACATCAAACCAAACTGGCTTGTCAATGTCTATTGTACTAAACACTGGCTTGTTAATAATACTATAATATTCATCTTCTGTCAAGCTGGCAAGGCCTTTAATATAACGGTGTTTAAACCCTTTGGCTTCGTCACTGCTTTTAAATGCCTTTGCTTCGTTATAACGATAAAACCATTTGATCTCACCGCATCCTTTTGAACTAATCATAATAGGTGTGCGTGTCATGTGTATACGGTTTTCTGTAAACAAACGTGGCCAAAACTTATAAAAGAATGCCAACAGCAATGCACTGATGTGGTTGCCGTCCATATCAGCATCTGCCAGTGTTGCCACATGTTGATACGCCATGTCGTCAATACTGTCTGGATTGTTAATATCCAATCCCAACACTGCTACTAGCTCGCCCAGCTCTTTGTTTTTAAGAGCGTCTGCTGGCTTGATGTCCCAGGTGTTCATTACAACACCACGCAGTGGAAAGCCTCCCACTGTTTTGGGATCACGCACTTTAAGCAAGAAGCCAATAGCACTATCGCCCTCACACAAGAACAATGTAGCATTGTCGCCTGTTGCTTGAATATGTTTGGCAACTTTGACCTTCTTTAGTTTCTTTTGTGCCAGTGTTGCCGCACGTTTGTCTGCCGCCATCTTTTTAGCAAGCTGTGCCTCAACAATTGGATCAATAATATCAGCACTGGCCATAATCTTTTTAGCAATACTGTTAAAGTTTGGTATCATTGCTGTTTCATAATGTGCTTTAATAGCACTCACATTGTTTGTGAGTCTTTCTTTTGTCTGACTATCATACTGTGGATTTGTGAAGTTTCTGGCAAATAAGACAAATGTGAGTCCGTTCTTGATCGTACTTTTACCTACTTCAATCTTAAACTTACGTTTAATCATTGCCCCAAGCTCGTCAACAACTCCATTAATCAGAAAGTCCACATATGAACCGCCTTGTCTAGTATTAACACCATTAATATAACTGGTAGTGCGGAAGCCGTCTGTACTGCTGGTAAAGAAGTATGCTACATTATTACTCTGTGCATGTACAACACTTGCCATCTCATCATCACTATATAGTGAAGCGTATTTGCGAATGTTACTTTCTTTGATGCGTCTAGCATTAAACTTAAAGCGTATTTCTGGGAAGGCAATCTGTAGTGCTGTTAAACGATCTTCAATCAAGTCAACAGTAGCCACTTCATCAATACTATCAATAGCAAGTAGTGATAAGTCTGGGGTAAACACAACTTGTGTACCACTGCCAGTTTTTGTACCAGTTTCAACACTTACACGATTTGCACCATCATTACTGATAACTTTGACACTCTTGCCTTTTTGCCAAGTAAGGCCAGTAAACTTCTTACTCATAAAGTTTGTACAAGCTGACCCAACACCATTGGCACCAATAGTAACACGCTCGTCATCAAAACTAGTACCAGCATTTACTTTGGTCCAAGCCGCTACAGGGCGTAATACTTTTTTGTTTGTATTGGTGTCCAACACCTCGTCCTGTGGGATACCACGTCCATTGTCTGTAATGGTAATAGTGTTACCTTTGACAGTAACACCAATCTCATTTGCATGTTTAAAGTTTGTACGGATGGCTTCATCAATAGCGTTATCAATAATCTCATCAATCATTTTATTCATGGCTGGAACATATTCAATCTTCTGCCAGTTGCCCAAAACAAAACGTTCAACTTCTTCACGTGCTGTGGAGCCCAGATACATACCTGTTCTCATTCGCACATGATCTCGTGCGCTTAATACTTTAAAATCTTCTTTACTCATGCCTATCCTCAATTACTAATTTATGCTAACTATATAGCAAGAATGGCGGCTTGTCAAGCGACATACCGCCAAAACCTTTATTTTTGTACTGATCTCAGTGCTTGCGCAAATATTTCAGTGTCTGAAACTTTGTCCATAACAGTCAACAACTCCAACATTTCCTGCTTGTATACTTTGGAAAAATTAGGATCATTGGCGGATATGTCAGCACTGTTGTCTATAATATCTGCACACTTTACAAACTGTGCTTCAGCTGATGCATCTGCGCTGTGCGCTCTGTCCATTGCTTTTCTGAGCTTGCGATTACCATCACTGGGCTGACTGACATCTGTGAGTCCATCGACAATTTCACCAATATCATTCCCAAACTCCATGCGAACATCAAGTATATCAACATCTGTATCCTCCACAACATCGTGTAAAAAAGCGGCGGCGATTTGATTATCACTTCCACCAAATTGCTCAACAATTTTGGCAACACGAATTGGATGTACAATATAATCCTCACCAGTATACTTGCGCTTTTGTTCAACAAGAGCGTGAGCCTGTGTAGCAAATATTTCTGCTTTTACAATCATATCTTCCATGGTGTGCCTCCTTTGTTAACTTATATATACATGATACAGTAAGACGTCTTAGATGTCAAGTAAAATATCTTACTTTTATAAAATAATTATATCAGGTGTTTATCTAGTGTGGTCTAGCTGTAAATATTATCGTTGGGACCTGTAATTTTAACACCCAACATAAAAGGAGGGTATTTCAATGGAAATCCTTAATAAAGTAAAAGGTTGGGCATCTGCACTAGCGGAAGTTGGTGTAAGTATTGCCGCCTTAGCGATTATACTAGAAGTTCTTGGACTAGGCAATATGCCATTCATGCCATCAGACATGAGTGTTGTTGCAAACGTAACAGCAATGTTAGGTTCTCTAGGCTCTGAAGGAGTAATGGGACTAATCGCAGTATGGGTACTTTGGGCCATTTGGCAAAATAAGTAACATACGTTTTACTAACTAAGGTTGAGAACCCATACTAACGGAAGTCAACCTTCTTTACCTTCTTTAAAATTTGGAGCGGACGAGGGGAATCGAACCCCTATCTTCAGATTGGAAATCTGTAATAATACCATTATACTACATCCGCATTTGGTACTCCCCACAGGACTCGAACCTGTAACCTAAGCGTTATGAGCGCTCAGCTCTAACCAATTGAGCTAGAGGAGTATTATTTGGCAAAGGTGAGGAGAATCGAACTCCTGCTTCTGGTTTTGGAGACCAGCGTGATACCATTTCACTACACCCTTATTTTTTTAAAACTACACTATCTTTGACCCTTTCGAGGTCTCTGTCTCTGCAAAGACACCTTATTGCAGTAAGGTTTAGTGTAGTCATAAAAAAAGCCCCCAACATTATTAGTGCCGGGGGCTTGTCTAAAATAACTTTTTAAAAAGTCACATCAAGACATACCCCGACTTCGCGGTGGGCACCAACCTAATATATATTGTTGTATCGATCTTGACATGTTAAAATTCCTATTGTTCATTTACTTCTACACCACCTTTTTTGCCACAGTGTGGACAGGTAAAGCTAAACCTTTCGATTCGGAGGCGATCCTCCATTGTTGCATAAGTGAACCAATTGTTACACTTTATGCATGTTAAATGCCAAATAATTTCTTTGACTGCTTTAAACATCGTACCTTTATTTATTATGGCAGACAGGGTGGGATTCGAACCCACGGAACGCTTGCACGTTCTCCGGATTAGTAATCCGGCGCTTTCGGCCACTCAGCCACCTGTCCTAACTATATCTTACTATAACTTATTGTACACACAATGTCAATAGTTAATTTACACAAATCCTAAAAAACTTGCACACACAGAGCCTGCAATAACACCAACTAACCCCCAGGCTAATACGCCCAGTTCACCTTCAGTTTTAGATGTATCTACAACTTTGGTTCCGATAAATCCACCAATCACTGCACCTACAATTACTGATACTAAAAACATTATGTATTCCTTTGTTTGTTGATACCAATATAACTTATCAGAGATATAATGTCAACAACTTTTTTACAGTTTTTCAAAAAAATAGGAAGGATGTTGCCACCCTTCCTGATCTTGTTAACTTTTGAAACTATAATAAGTTATTAGAAGCTAAATGTTGCTGTGACTGCAGGAGCAAAATCTTCTGCATTCATGTCGTAATTGACTGATGGCTCTAATTCGATACCATTAAAGTCATATGCATAGCTTGCACCTAGGTTCTGTGTCATATCGTCTTGGTCACCGTTGATGTATGCTGTGATACCAAATACTGTACCATCTGCTTCAAATGCAAACTTTTCAGTTGCTTGTGAGTATGTTAATACGCCACCAATTGCATCTACATCTGCACGTGCGCCCAGTGTATATTTGTTTGTGTCTAAATCATAATCAATGGCACCTTTGACTGATGCTGGACCTGCGCCAAATGTAAGTGCAGCAGCCACTGCTTCGATGTCGCTTACGTCATTTGTAAAGTCACCAAATTCTACAGCCACGGCAGCGTTGCCCATGTTTAATTGAATTGATTCATCCATTTTTGGATTATGTATTGTGTGTTCGCCTTCTGCAGCTACCCAAACGTCACCCTGTTTACCAATTGATACAGTACCGTCATTAAGTTCTGTTCCCAACTGCCATTCGTCCAGTTGTGCTGTTGCGCCATCAATTGATTCAACATTGAATGATGCAAATGCTGTTCCACCCATAGCGATACTTGCGCCTAGAGTTTGTGTTGCTGCCCAGTCGCCCGCGGCATTTTCTTTAAATTTTAACTCGACTGAACCGCCAAGTACTGGTCCTGCAACCGGTGCTACAGTTGCGTCTTCAGCAAATGCACTAGTTACTACCATTGTTGCTGCAAATGCAGCCATTGCTAGATTTTTCATTATAGTTTCCTTCTTATAATAATGTAATTGTTATATACACAAAGAAATAGGCGATGATCATCATCGCCTTTCTTACAGTACTAATTATCAATTTGATCATTAGATTGTACAGAATTCTGTTGTAAAATATGATATTAATTTGTAAATCGTTACTTTATTGCAACAGTTCCCTCATGTATGGTAAGTTGTAACTAATTCTGTTGCCAGGCTAGTTACCAACCCCTACTTACCTAACTTAGGCAGCTAAA